TCTGACGCATCGTCTGAATCAAAGTATTTATCTTTCCCAAAAATCTTATCAAAATTCTCATCAAACTGTTTCTTTTGTTTAAGTTTGGTTGTTGATCCTTTGCCTGCTTCGCTATATTTACTCGCCATAATTTTCCCTCACCCAATTAGAAAAGTTAATTAATTCTGATTTATCAGCCGTAAGCTTCATAGCATTGGCTTTAAAAGATATTACCTGAATGTTACCCTTTATGTAACCTTTTGCATTATCTATTCGATCAAGGCTAGGGCTTAAATCTCGGTTACCATCAATGGCTTTTTTAATAGGAAGTCCCAAAATGGGACATATTTCAGGAATGATTATATCGGAAATTTCTATATTGAATTCAATGCCTTTTTTTAAGGCACGATGTCGAGCTAATTGAAAAAGATTTTTTTCTCGGTTCTTGTCTTTCCAAGCCCTTAAATATTCTTTACTTTTGCTCTTATCTTTTAAGGGCATTTTATTTTTTAAATTTACTACGCGCCCATTCGTAAATTCTAATGCAATACCAAATTATTGATAATAATGCGGCAATAGCCGGTAAAAATTTCATAATAGTTCCAAGAACTGTAATTCCCGAAACTGTATCAACAAGGTGTTTTGTATGCTCGTTGATGTCGTCAATATGCTTCATTATCTATTTCTTTCTACTAATTAATAACATGATCTTCAAGGGCAATATAAAGACTGTCAGGACTAGATATATAAGCAATAGAGCCATTAGATAGTAAAATAACCAAATAATGTTTGCCATCGAAATAGTCAGCGTCAATATTTTGGATTGTTTTATTTTGTAGAGAATCGAAGATTTCATTTATGGTTCTAGGTTTTTGCATTCAGATATTCTAACACTACTTCAGGTTCAACAAATTTTGTAGCGTCATATTCTGTATGTTCCCACCATAAAAATTGGTTTTGCACCAAATATTTCCTATCCTTTAATAAATTAATATTTTCAGGGTGGCCAAAAATATTAGGATCGGAAACCGACCATAGAACTATACCATACTTTTGCTTATCCCAAGCAAAATGTTGAAAAAAAGAATCGCAACTTATCCATGTTCGGCATTGATTGACAAGGATTTCAAGCTTATCTAATGATAAATTTTTTCTAAAGTCATCAACTAATTGTTCCTCGCCATCTATACCTACTTGAACTATTGGCTCATCAATTAGTCTAATAAGTTCTTTCCAATACGGATAGTTTTTAGGATTCGTTTTTCCATTTCTTAATGTTTTAGAAAATGGGCTAATGATAATCATATATACTTTCTATATACATTTTCCTATAAGCATTTTCCAAGCTATCAGTCCAATTCCATTCGGCCATTTTTTTATAAACACTCCATTGGTCTATGTCGCCAAATAATGACATGGCTTCAGCAATAGGTCTGCCGGGAATAATATCAGGATAGCAAGTAAATACTTCCGCGTTTTTAATATTAGGCAATACACGCTTAAATACAATGTGATCGCCCATTCCGCAATTAAGCACCACAATAGTTTTATTTTTGTAAGATAATATGTTTCTATATATCTTTTCGTCATGTTCAAATAATGCTTTATTAGATTCTGATCTAATGCCACCATTAGGATTTTTAAGATGCCAAGTTGTTGCATTGGGAATAACTAAAAGTTTATAGCCTTTTTGATGCAATCCATAACTAAATAATGTTTCCTCTCGGTGCGCTACTCTTGAAAGGCCTAAATTGTAATCATGTATCCCGGCTCGATATAAAAAAGAACAATGTAAATGTTCAACTTCTTTTATGGCTTTTATTTCAGCCCATTGAATATTAGGCTCTTGATCAATATTATTTATTTTGCCGGTGCATTTAGAAGTATTAAAATTATCAGGCAAAGTTAATATTGCACCACCAATAGCACCTACACCTTCATCTATCCAATAATATAATTCTTTTAAAACATTGGGTTCAGGTATAGCATCATCATCCACTCGCCATACCCAATCATAACCCATCTTATTTGCTACTTGATGAATATGGTGTTGGCCTTTTTTGTCTGCAAATAGCCATTCCCATTGAATGCCTTTGTAATTAAGTATATTAAATAAATGCTGATAGATAAAATTATTGCGCATATCTTCAGGTTGATCGTTGTCATCAAATATAATAAGTTTATTGGGAAGTTTTGTTTGATTGGCAATAGCATTTATCACCATAGGAAGTGTTGAATGATAGCGGCCGCGAGTGGCCACCGAACATAAAATATTAGCCACGATCCCAACTCATAATCATAAGATTACATTTATTATTATCATTAATCGCTTGTGGTTGTTCTGTAATATAACCATGCTCATTAATGTAATTAAATTTAAAATCGGGAAAATGTGATTCATTTAAGCCATGAAGTTTATGGTGTTCACCCCAAAATCCTATTGGCTCATTATGTGGAGTTGTTAATAAAAGGCGATGGCAATGCTTTTTTAACTTTTGAGCTATTTCAAGGCCATTATCTAAATGCTCAATCAATTCAAAAGCGATTATAGTGTCGTATTCATCTAAAGGATAGGTGTTAATATCAGCCGAAACAAAAGATGTGTTTAAACCCCATTCTTGTTCGTTTGCGACATCAATAATTACAGGATCATAATCTAATCCAAGATAATTTATGTCATTAGGAAGGAATTGAGAGCCATAACCGGTAGAGCATCCTATTTCAAGGATTTTCCCACCAAATAAATTACGATTTGCCCAAAGATAACGAGTGGCTTCTCTAGGATATACCGGATCGCCTTTAAGAAAAACTGCTCGCTCGTAATTATTAGACAATAAATATCTATAATGATTTAAGTCATGTTTTTTAAAATAAGCCAAAGCATCTTGTGTTGTTTTATCCATATTTACCTCAATGAAAAGGACATTTTTTTTCTTTAGATTTCATGACTTTTTTTCTAATTCTATAATTATTATTAAAAGACATATCAGCTATCATGCCATAAAATTCTTTATCATCTATTAAATGATTTTTAACTTTAATTTCATATTCTGTTAATGGCAAAATATGAAGCAAAGGCTCATTATATTTTAATAATAATTGTTTGAACTGATTTATTTTTAAAAATAAATTAATGTTTGTTGTATGTTGATATTTAAAATTAATAATGCCTTCAATAATGCTTATATCATTAAAAGGATCAAAATTCCAATAAGGTCTTTTAAATAAAAAATCAATTTCTTTATTGCATTTAAAGTGCCATGGAGAAACTATTTTTAAATGACCATATTCTTTAGGATTTACAAAAGCATCCCATTGATTTGATCCATGAACCATGGCAATTGATTTATTGTCTGCAAAATTCCATTTATAATCTAGGCCTTGAATTAATATACCTAAATCTGACCATAAAGGCATTATTAATCCATTTCTATAGTAATTAATAAAACCTTCGCATCTTTTTAATGTTGAATTTTTATGAGTAATTCCATCAACATCAATAGGCATAGAATTAAACCATGATGGATAATAGTTTGACGCTTTTTGTATAGGTGCAAAATCTAATGCAGTTTTATTATTAGTAAAACAATCTAATATAATTTCTTTTCTTTTAAATAAAAACATCTTATCTTATCCTTTTTTTTATATTAATCCTTTGTCGCTATAATAACATCAACATATTGAACCGCCAAATCAATTGCAGTTCCTGAAAATGTAGCAGTTCCTGAAGTAAAACTAAATGGGTGAGTATGTGAACCACCGCCGCCTTCAGCACCTGTTGGATTAGTTCCACTATTTAATCTAGTTCCTGATACAGGGAATGATGAATTAACATTTTGCGCAGGGCCAATAGTTGTTGTATGTGAATGTGATGGTATTTGTGGTGTTGATAATGTTGTTGCACCTGCCGCACCAACAATGCCTGTAACCGATACTGTTCCTGCTACGGCTTGAGATGCAAAAGCAGTTGTAAATGCTACAGTTCCGCCTGATGATGCCGCTCCACTTACCACTCTTAATGCTTTGTTATTATGTGTTGTTGATTTAGTCCATCCTGTAGGTGCAGATGTTTGAACAAACATCATAGCAGTAGTTGAAGGAAATGAAGCGCCTGCAACTCCACTATAACCTGAATAGCCTGAATATCCGCTAATACCCGAACCTGAATAACCACTATAACCGCTAATGCCTGATCCTGAATATCCACTATATCCGCTAATACCTGAAGCACCATTAGTTCCATTAGTTCCTGAATAGCCACTAAATCCACTAATACCGCTTGCGCCATTTTGTCCACTAAAACCGCTATATCCGCTTAAACCATCTTGACCTGAATAACCTGAATATCCGCTAGTTCCTGTAGCGCCTGTAGCGCCACTAAATCCTGATATACCTGAAGCTCCGTCTTGACCGCTAAAGCCTGATAAGCCTTGTGCGCCTGAATAACCTGAATAGCCTGAATAACCTGATAATCCCGGTGCGCCTATTTCGCCACTATACCCACTATATCCGCTAAATCCGCTATCGCCTGTAGCACCTGTAGCGCCTGAATATCCACTAAAACCACTAGCGCCATTAGCACCGCTAAATCCGCTAATACCTGATGCACCATTAATTCCGCTAAATCCACTTAAACCTTGTTCGCCACTATATCCACTATAACCTGAATATCCTGACAAACCTTGTGCGCCTTGTTCGCCGCTATAACCGCTATATCCACTAACGCCATTTTGTCCACTAAAACCGCTATATCCGCTATAACCACTATAACCGCTATAACCTGATACACCATTAACAAGTGCAAATATTAAATTATGATTATTAGCAAAACCTGTAGTGCCTGTGCCTACGCTTGAAACTAAAGTTACAGGATAAGCCCAATATGATGTAGCCGTTCCTGCATTATAATGAATTGGTGTTCCTGTAATTTCCCATGTTTGAGAATTAGCACTTGTATTTGCATCTTGAATAATAAACTCTTCTGTTTCTGTTAATAATGCTAAATAAACATCAATATCAACATTTTGTTCAGTAAGATGTGAAACATTAATTATTGTAGCGCTTATTTGAGTTGCATTATTCCAAGTAATTCCACCATCAGTTGGATAACCTGAAGTAATTAATGTATTGGCATGATATTCAAAAAAACTAGATGATGATCCGGGCGTGCCGCTATATCCTGATATGCCTGAATAACCTGATGCGCCACTATAACCTGAAAATCCTGATGTGCCTTGTTCACCACTAAATCCGCTATATCCGCTAAATCCTGAAATGCCTACTTCACCTGAATAGCCACTAAACCCTGAAAATCCTGATTGGCCATCTTGACCTGAATAACCACTTAAACCATTTAATCCGCTATAACCTGAAAATCCTGATTGGCCTGATTCACCTGAATATCCGCTATATCCACTTATGCCTTGTGGGCCTACAAAACCTGAATATCCACTATAACCTGATATGCCTGATGCCCCAACTTCACCGCTAAAACCACTATATCCTGAATAACCACTAGCGCCATTTAAGCCTGAATATCCACTTAATCCATTAATGCCTGAATAGCCACTATATCCTGATTCGCCTGACCAACCGCTAATACCTGAAAATCCACTAAAACCACTTATGCCACTATATCCTGATTGACCATCTATGCCACTATAACCTGATATACCACTAAATCCTGAATAACCTGATATGCCACTAGCGCCATCTTGACCTGAATATCCTGAATAACCTGAAATACCTTGAGGGCCAACATCACCACTAAATCCTGAAAACCCTGATATACCTGACCAACCGCTAATGCCACTAGCGCCGCTAAAACCACTTATGCCTGAATATCCACTAAAACCACTTGTGCCTGAAATTGATTCGCCTGAAAAGCCTGAATAGCCTGAATAGCCACTTGTGCCTGAACCGGAGTAACCGGAATAACCACTTACACCTGATCCTGAAAATCCTGAATAGCCTGAAAACCCACTATATCCGCTATATCCTGAACCGCCTGAATATCCAACTCCGCTATAACCACTATATCCTGAATAACCTGAAAATCCTGATGCGCCCATTACACCACGATCAACAACAACTGTCGTTTCAGATGTAGGCGTTACTTCAACATTAAGCGTTGTTCCTTGAGATAAGGTTACATCAGTTTGATTGACTGATACGGCTATATCATTCGCCGGTGCGGGAGTGATTGATAATGTAGCCATATTAATTTACTACGCCATCAGAACGAACCAAGAATAATAAGAAAATGATTGAATCTTGCGCAGGTGTTGAGCCAACTGCGGGAAAACTAATTTTAATGCGACCACTAAAGCCTACGCAGTTTTCAGCATTAATATCTAATTGAGGATCGGTAGAAATAACTGACCATGTGGATTCATCAATAACTAAAGTAAATGTGCCTGCGGCATCATCACGATTAGTTATAGTTAATGTAACAGGGCTTGGTGGTGGTGTGTAATCTGCAATATCAAAAGTAAGGCCATAACGAGAATCATGGATATTAGATAATTGCCTACGAATAATTGATGCGCTAATTGTAGCGCCTGTTAAATCAACAGGAAGATCATTAGATGTAAAAACAAGATTCCAATAAGTTTGTTGGTTATAAACTAACTCACCGGCGATAATTGGGTTGTCAAAACCACTTACTTGCGCAAGGGTGTTTTTATTAAAGATAGCCATGTTTTCCTCACTAGGTTAATAACGCAAGCATTTTACTGACGCAATGCGAATGGTCTTATCTTGTTAAAGATTTATTATACCAATAATTTACTAAATAAACCATGTAACAATAGAAAATCTTATGCCTTTTTTTACAGGCATTATTTCATGTGGATACATAAAATTTGAAGGAAACATTAAAACATCGCCTTTATTAATTTTATATTTTAATTCTTGATTAAAAAAGGCAAACTCACCACCTTCAAAATTATCATTTAATGCAAAAGAACAAGAAACTGATCTAGGTATAGCCTTAAATGAATCTGTATGTTCTGTATAAAATCCATTTTCTTCGTATTTTAATAAATCATATCCACTATCTTGTTCAATTTGGCAATGTGTAAATTTTTCATTATAAGTTTTTATGCAATAAGCGGCCTTTTCAAATATTTGATTATCAATATTTTTTCTAACATCATAATTTAAATTAATAATATTTGATGTTGAAATGCCTATAGTTTGACAATTTCTTATTGTTTTATTAATTGATCCTGAACCAACTTTAGTATCAATCCAATCATTGCAATTTTTATATTCATTTATAATTTGATTGCATAATTCATCAGATAAAACATTTTCTATTCTTATAATGTAATCTTTTATATTATTCATATTAGCCTTGAAATTTATCAAAATAATATTGCCAATTTTCACCTTTTGCTTTTACATAATGCAAAAAGATTTGACCATATTCTTGACCTTCAAAAACATTTCTCCAATGTTCTGAAACCATGCCTAAATAAATAACGCCTTGACCTGATTTTAAATTATAAGAAACTATCTCATTATTAGGCTTGGTAAAATAAATATCCCAATCTTTATCGCCACCTATATTTAAAGTAACGCTTACTTCACAAGCATTTCTATCGGTATGTTTATCAAGTTTATCACCATGAGCATATAGCCTTGAATATGTATAAGTTGGAAACATAGGTTCGCCTATAATTTCCGTCATAAATGGTGTTTTTTCTATTAATAATTCAAGGAATGGCCTGTAATTATAAATAGCCAATGATTTTGGGCATTGTGGATCATTGTAAAATAATTGAGGATTATTTTTTGCGTCATATTTAAATTGGTTATAAAGCTCTAATGCTTTATTTTTATCAATAAAATTATCAATAAATATGTAGTTATTATCTTGTAATATTTGATTCATTATTAAACAATAGGATCAACAGGCGGATCAACAGGATGATCTGCATCATAAGCAATTTGCCAAACATCTAAACAATTTAAAGCCCATTGTGGAAGTTCTGTAATTTTTTCATTAGGTATATCTGATTTAAATTCAATCCAACCCTCTATATTAAACCATTGCAACGCATGAATATCATCAGGAATTTCACATTGAGATAAATCTAAATTTGAATAACATAAACTGTCTTTATAAACTGCGCCATCAATAGGAATTATTGTTACTTTCATCTTTCACC